TCCTGCAGCTTGCGCCGCTCGGCAGACTTGCGGTTTGCATCGGCGTTGGCATCTGTCGTCGCCGTGCGCTCGCGGGTTGCCTCGATGCGCTCGCGGGCCAGGTCGTTCTTGGCCGTTTCGTCCTTGGGGCTGCTGTACTGGCTGAACCCTGTGGCGGCGTCCTCGATCGAGCCACCGCGCTGCATGGTCTTGCCAGCCACGGCAGCGCCGAAGTCGTTCAAGCCAAACTGCCGCTCTGCCCTGGCGAAATCGTCGGTCTTGGCCGGGTCGAGTGCCAGAGCGTACAAGCGCTGCAGCGCCTGACGGCCCTTGTCGGCGTCGTAGGCTGCACGCTCTACCGTTGCCGTGGGCGGTGGCGCGTCCATGTCCCCGGCCCGGTCGTACCGCGCGAAGTCGCCCGCCGTCGCATTGGTGGTGCTGGTCATCGGACGGCCATACATTTGCTCAGAAAGCAGCCCAGCCACGTCATCACCGCCGAACGTGCGCGCCAGGCGCACCACCTGCTGCTGTTCTTCGGGCGTCTTGGCCTGCATCATCATCTCGGCCAGGTTGATGCCATCACCACCGCCACGGCGCCCGCCGGTTGGCCCCTTGAGAGCCTGCAGCTGCTCGGCCTGCATCATCCGGTCTTCTGACCGCTGACGCTGCAGTTCAAGGTTCTGCTGATGGCGCTCTTGGGCCAGCATGCGTTTCTCGGCCAATCGTTCCTCGTCAGCCCCCATGGACGCCATGCCAGCGCCCACGCCAGACATGGCCCCTCCAAGCAGTGCGCCAAAAAAGCTCATTGCACACCTCCTTGCTGCGCCATCTGCGCCAGGTTCACGCCTTCCGGCTCGGGTTGTTCTGGAGGCATGCCCGGGGTGCCTTCACCGGTCTGCAGCAAGCCCTCGTCCGCGTCCATGCGCAGGTACTCGGCAATCGACTGCTGCATGACGTCCTGCAAAAAGCCTTCCAGCTTCTCATCCGGCACCACGCCCGCCTCATTGGCGATACCGGCCACGTCCTTGACCAGTTGGATGCCTGCATGGATGAGCACCGCAGGGTCAACCGGCTGACCGGCCTGCTCGGACTGTTGGGCCAGGTGGCGCAAGGTCTGCGTGCCGAACTTCACCGCCGTGGCTACGGGGTCGAGCTTGAGGGCCTGCATCCATTCCTCGGCGGTTTCGCCCATGATCTGACGGGCGCGGCCTAGCAGCATGTCGAACTGCGCTTGCTGCTCAGGGCTGGCTGGCTGCTTTGCGGCCTGCTCTGTCTGGCCCGGCGCCATGGCCGGGTCTTGTGGTTCGCCCTGCTGGGCCAATTCGTTCAGGTTCATCGTTGCCCCTTATTGCACGACACGGAAATTGCCCGTGGCGGTGTAGCGTTTCTTCTGCCAGTCGAGTGCTTCCTGCTGGGCCTTGTTTGCCTGGGCCGCAGTCAGACCTTGACCCAGCCCTTGGATAGCAAGGCCCATGGCCTTTTCGTTGTTCAGCAGGCGGTCAAAGAAGCTGCCCGCCTTGGCGCCGAAACCAGCAGGCGCCGGCTGCTGCAAACTTGCTGGCGGCCTCACTCCGAGCCCGCTGCTGGACACAGGGGCCGATGCGTTGCCTTGCGACACCAGAGAATATTTGTTGCCAGCAGCATCAACGCCAGCGGCTCCGGGCTGCGGTGCTGCAGCCTGCTGGAGTCCTTCGGTCGCAGATGGCGCGGTTGCCGTGACCTTGGAGTCAACCCCTAGCGGCTTTCCGGGGTTGATCAAGTCTGTTCCCGCGCTTGCATCAGGCGCCATGGCGCCCATCTCCACGCTGTTCATCCCGCCGTCCGGCACGTATTGTTTGGCGCCAGACAAACCGTTGCTCGAAAGGGTGTCGATCACATTGCCTGCCGTGCCGGGCGCGTTGTAGATGCCGCCAAAGCCATCAGAGGCAAGTCCGCCACCGGCTGCGCTGTTGGCTGCGGAGAACGCATTGTCTGCCGCGTCCAGGCCGTTGACGGCCCCCGCCGACGAAGGATCAATGGCCGACGCTGCGCCGCCTGCATCCGCGCCACCAATATCAAACCCGCCGTTGAACATGGCATAGCCAGCCCCGGCGATGTTGGCGAATTTCACCAAGTCATCTCCGAACACCTTGGAGGCGGCCTTGTTGATCTTGTCGTTGACGCCGGTCACCTGGAAAACAACCGAGGCGATGGTTCCGACCATTGTGGCGCTGAGACCTACGGCAGCTCCGATGGCTGCGCTGGCGCCCGTGGCCGACATGAGGAATGGGATTGCGATGGCGATGATGTTCTCCTCAGAGCGCCGTCACATAGGACGCGCCCAAATGCCCGAACCCCTTGCGGGCCATGGCCTTGTTGAAACGCTCAGGGGAATTGATCCCCGCATAGTTGTGCACCACCAATTCAACGGCGCGCATTTTCCGTGACCAGTCCTTGAGTGCGTCCAGCAGCTTCAGCCCGGCGCCGTCTTCGGCGTACCAAAGCAGCTCGTAGGCCGTCGTGTAGCGGTTGAACAGATTGGATTGGGTGATGCCGACGATCATTCCGCCTACATTCCCGCCTGTCTCGCTCACAAACACACCGGACGTCAGGCCGTGCACCGCGCCAAGGAAGGATGCATGCACCTTTTCTGCATCGAACGGCTGCCGGTCAAAGCGGCTGCGGCCATGCTCGCGCTTCGCCAAAGCACACAGCGCTGGCACGTCTTCGCGGGTGGCGCGGCGAATCGTGGTCATGCGAAGCCTGACGTGCCAGCATCGGCTGGAGAGGTGCTTGCGGGAGCGGCGGCCGCTGTTGGCTCTGGCGTCTCGATCTTGATGATCCATGAATTGGGGTCATAGCCCAGCTTGGTCGCTGCCGCCGTAATCATGGGGTTGTAGGTCGCCGCCAAGTCCATCACCGCCTTGTCGGCCTTTTCTGGAGACAGATCGCTGGTGTTGATGCGGAAAACCTTGTCCGCGTACTCGGTGCGCATGGCGTTGAGGTTTGCAACATTGTCCGATTGCGTTTGTGCGTCGATCTGTATGCGCTGGCGCTCTACCGACGAGTCCATTTGCGCTAGCCGCAAGCGCAGGGCCGATTCTTTATCGTCACGGATGGTCTGCTGCTGCGCGGCGAACTGATCGCGGGCGCTGGTGTAGCCGTTCTGGATGGCGTCTCGCTCCAGCGTCAGTTGCTGCTGGCGGTCGAGCATCTTGTACTCGCGCTCGAACTGCTGCTGCGCTGCCCAGTCGTTGGCCTGCACATTGAAATCGGCCATGTACGCATCGCGCACAAATTGATTGTTGTCGCGCGAGAACGTGTTCTTGGTGTTGGAGTTGAACTCGCCAGCTCGGGCGTAGGTGCTGGCGTCCTGGGTGGCAATCGGCATGGCCGCGTCATACATCGCAGAGTCTGCCGCTGTCATGGCCATGCTGCTGTTGAGCAAGCCCCGGCTGTTGGCCGTCTGCAATGCCCTGGTGCGCGCCTGCTGCATCAGTGGGCTATCGTCGGCGATGATTTGCTGCAACTGGCTGCGCACCGTTTCGTTTGGCTGCACATCCCATCCGGTAGGATTCTGTAGTTGCGATAGGTTGATGCCAGTCGTTGGCATGCCAAAAGGCCCACCGCCACCGGAGCCGCCCCCGCCAGCGCCACCGGAGCCGCCTCCATACCCCCCGGCGCCACCCCCGGCGCCGCCAGCATAGCCACCGCCCGATGCATCGCCTGCGACGCCAGCCCCGCCCATATTCCACCCAGCGTAGTTTTTGGACACTGCCTGGCTGGCAATCCCGGCAAGTCGCGGGTCGGCGGCAATCGCCGCATAGGCCGCATTTAACGCGCGCGCCGGGTCGGGAGACGCCATCACCTTGTCCCAATCCACCAGCGCAGCGCCTGCCGAGCCAAGCCCGGTCGAACTCAGCGCTCCGCTTGCCGCCTCGAAGCTGAGCCCAGTCCTGTCCATGAACTCCCTGATGCTCGGAGTGCTCGCGCCAAAAAACGGGCTGGCGTCCTTGGTGGGGTCCAGCCCCTGGCGCAGCATTCCGGCATCCGCCGAGCTGGCGTACAGCGGCTTGTAGTTGTTGGCCGAGTGCCAGTAATTGGTCGCCTGTGGGTTGCCCGCCTGCTGCATCTGCGCGGCTGCAGCCTTCAGGCTGGCCGGGTCCACGCCGAGACGGTCCAAGGTGGACCAGTCCGAACCAGTGAGCCCGCCATTGTTCCACTGCGTCAGGTTGACGCCGTTCTTGTCCCGTATGACCATTGAACCCGTCTGGGGGTCATACGTTGCCGCAGATCGATACACAGCATCCGCAGGTGCAGCCGTGCGCCCGGCCTCGTTCAACCGCTTTTGCATGTCGTCGTTGTACGACTTGTAGGCCATGTAATTCGGGTCTGCAGCGCCCTCGCCGGGGTACAGGCCGATGCCTGTTCCGTAGCCCTGCCCGGCCGCAGTGAGCTGCTCCGCCGTGCGGCCATAGAGCTGCTGCGCACTGTTGGCGACCTGTTGCTGCTGCTGCGTCTGCGTGCCGGTGAGGGTCGGGTAGTTGGTGTTGGATGGCCGCGCCGCAAGCTCCGCCGTCGCCGCCTTGTTAAATGCCGACTGCCAGTTCTCACCTTGATTCATCCAATAGCCAAGGCTACCATCCGAGTCCACATCGCGGCCCAGCGTGGTCTTGTAGGCGTCGCGGATTTGCTGTTCCAGGCTCATTTAATACCCCGTTCTTGTAGGTTTTGCGCTCTGCTGGCCGTGAATCTTGATGCGGTCGGGAATCGACAAGAGCCCATACATCTCTGTCATTGCAGCCTGGGCCTGGCGAATCTCTGAATCGCTGGAACGTGGGTTGATGCACACCGTGGTCAATTGACCAATGCGCTCTTGTGCGTAGGCTTCCACTCCGCGCCACACGGCGGTCTGCGTGTTGATCAGGTCTTGCCAGCTCATACGCCTCTCCCGGTTTGTGCTGCGAACTGCATCTCGGCGTTGAGCATCTGGGCCTTGGTGTCGCGGTCGGCCTGCTTGTCGGCCAGCACCGCCTGGGTCTTCTGTGCCTCAAACCCGTACTTGGCCATGGCCTGCTCCTGGGTCATGTTGGTTTTTGCTGCTGTATCGGCAATCTCCAACTGCATGCGCGCTTGCATGATCTGCTGATTCGCTGCAATCTCTTCCCGGCGAAGCTGCATATCTTCCTCATGGATCTTCGCGTCAAGATCCATGCGCGCCTTATCCAGCTCCAGCTTCGCCATGGCCGGGTCTTGCTTGGGGCCTTGCTGCTGCTCGGCAGCTTTCATCTTCTCGATCTCTTGCTCAGACGGCAGCACGCGGTCGGGGTCGAGCTTGAAAGCCCGGGCAAACTCGCGCATCATGCTCATCTGGTTGCTCAGTGGCAGGCCCATGGCCTGGGCGGTTTGCATGAACTGCTGCAAGCGCTGTGACTGGCCTTCCAGCTCTACCAGTGCAGCAATGCCCATGGCACGCACGCGACTGTCGCCCTTGATCTCTTCCTTCTCGGAATACTGCATGTTCCAATCGAAAAAGCGCGTGATCAAGGGGGAAACGATGTCGTCATCCCAGTTGCGCACGGCCCGGCGAACCCACAGATTCGCGGCGGTGTAGGCAATGCTCGCCCCGGTGGCGCTCTGCATGTAGTTGGGCGCCTCAGTGCCCTGCATGAACGCTGGCAACGTGCCGACTTCCTCGATGAGTTGCTTGCTCATCCCGAAAATCGCCTGAAACTCGGCGAGGCGGGATTCGATGGGGATGAACTGAATGCCCTGCCGTGCATCAGCGCCTGGCCGTTTGTTGCGCCAGAACTTGCCCGGGGCGAGTCTCCATGAACCATCCACCGGCTCAATCGACTGGTCATCCGTCACCACCTGGGGCAGCACGCAAAGGCCCATGTTGTCGTGCATGGCGCGGAATGCGCTGTTCGCGCTCTCTTGGTTGTCGCGTACCTCGTAGGGCATGCCGAATCCGAAAATGCTGGCCTCGTCCATTTGCCAGGTGAACACGCTGTAGGGATGCTCGTTGCTGTCCAGTGGGTTCAGCGCAGCCTTGAGCACTTCGCCATTCGAGCCAAACCAGACGATGCCGGTGTAGGTCTTGAGCGGGTCATCCTCCACATCGCAGCCGCAGTCCATCAGCTCCTGTGCGGTGATAGGGCCGTGGTACTCCCACACTTCATAGCGCCGGTCTTTGGCGCCGCTGGTGCCGCTGATGGCCCGCAGGCGCTCGCGGTAATTGTTGCTGGGGGTGGCGGGGTCGGTAGACAGCATGGAGCGCAGTGCTTCCACGTCCACGTCGGGCATGTCCTGCAGGTCGGCGGCTTCCTGCTTGGTCAGGTAGTGGCGCTCAAACACGAACTCCGCCTGGTGGATGTGCGTGGCGCTCATGTCCGGGAAGAAGTTCCACAAATCCACCCGCGCCGCCTCGGGCAGTGGCTTGCGCTCCAGGCGCATCACAAAGGTGCCGTCCTGCTGAATCCAGCGCTTGGTGGTGCGGAACATCGGCACCGGGCCTTTGATGACACCAGTTCCATAGAGCACAGCGTCATGAATCACATCCCGCGCGTGGCGTGGGTAGCTGCACTCTGCAAGTTGGTCATCAATCTCGCGCTGCATGGCGTCGCAGCGCTTCTTGGCCTCTTCCACCATGCCTGCAATGGACTGCTGCATGGCGCCTGCCGGAATCGTCTGGCCGTCTGGCGTCTGAATCGGGGTGTCGGGCGGCAGCTTCTCGGCCAGTTGCATGGCCTCCTGCAGGTCTG